CACAAGACTAGGAACCCGCCTGCTCACACAGGACTTTACCTAGCCTACTACGTTCAGATACGTTTTCGATAATATTCGTGACAACTGCAACCAATGAATCCACATTGAAAATATGGAAACCTGACTGGTTATGTCCTTATATTTGTGAAGGATAAATCTCTCTACGAGTAATTAATTCGTAAAGGGTCTAGTGAGAGGTGTTAAATCTCTCGTTAGTATATATTTCTGAACTAATAAGGCCTATACCATGCCTTACGTACTTAAAGTACTTCTCAGGTATCGGGAATAGACTTCCCATTGCTTAATAAGCTCAAGTTGTGAAACTCTTGCTTCCTCCTTTGGTTTGATGGTTATTTCTTTTGGAAATGGAACCTCAGCCAAGGCATCTTGGAACTCTTGATACATTGTTAATACTGTATCAAGGTCACCAACAGAAGGACCTGATTTCGCCTTGATAGCGTCTTCGATTGCATATCGGAGATCTCTTACCATCACTCTTACATCCAGGAATGCCTCCCGATAGATAGTTTGACACATATCATCTGTTACATGGTAATAGAGATTTATGTCAATCCGTCTAGGTTCGGGATTTTCAGCATTCCAGGCATAGGTCTCTCTTAAGGGATAGAGACCGGGAAGATCGAGTCTTCGGGCACCTTTGGCATTTCTGTCTAGGGTACCGTAATACTCTCTATCTTTATTTACCTCAGATAATTGTCTAGCGTTTTCAACTAGAACAATCATCTCAGGTGAATCCAGATTATCTAATATTCTTTGTAACTCTTTAGTTACAAAATTAGAAATCAAGGATAGTTCTTTCCGTTCTGTCCACTTATAGAATCTACCTAGACCTTTCAATGAGAAGAATTCTTTCATTGTCAAAGGATTGGGGCCTAATGGTGAGAAATAAGCCAATATTCGATGCCGCATCCGTCTGCCCAGAGACATAATATCTCCAGACATTGAGCCTTTAGCTCGGAAACCGAATCCAAATATGTCTAAATATTTAGATAGGGTCAGTTTATATTTCGAAACAAGCTCCAAAGAGGGACCTAGTGACTGTCTTCCAATCCAGTATTCTGTGAAAGGAACGGCAGAAACATCGGCACCCCTATGTATAGTTTTCTTCGCAAACTCTAAAGTTTGGCCATCATGTGAAACAAGGGATTTGGCTAAGCCAATATTAACACCCAATATTTCCATCAATGACAAATATGAACTTGCAACAGCGGAGTCGGCAATGACAATGTCATCACCTAACACCGCGTAGTCTGCAAACCACTCTCCGGATTTGGTTAATCCGGCGTCGAAGGCCGCCATCTGCACGATTGCGTGATGCGTAAACGCCAGCATAGCCCATGAAGACAAGGCTCCCATTGGTTGCCCTGCCCCATAAGCCACCGTACCTCTTTGTGTTTTTCCTTTAATAGGTTTATACACATAGTCGTAATGTCTTCCGACTAGCATACTTGCCCATAGGTTAGCACCATGAGAAGTCATAAACTTACTCAAAATCGTCATTTGGACGATAAGTGGTAATCTATCGGTAGCTGCTGTTAAATCATATGAATAATACGGACCTTTCGGTTTTGTATCAATCAGACGTCTAACAGGAGCTAACTGGTCAGTAGTTCCATCTTGGGGAATAAGAGACAAAATCTCAAACAGGGC